CTTCTGGTCCTTTAGGTATTTTAGGTCAAGGAATTAGAAGTGCAGAAAAGACTTTTTCTTCATTTAATGCAGTATTAAAAGCTTCGGTTATTGGAGCTATTGTTGCTTTGATTGGTGGATTAGCTGCTGCATTTAATGAGAATGAGTTAGCTACTAAAAAGCTTCAGCCATTGCTTATTGGAATGGAAAAAATCTTCAATGGTATTTATGCTATTGTAGAGCCATTATTTAATCTGATGGTAGATTTGGCTATAAAAGCTTTGCCATATGTTAGCGATGCTTTTGCATTAGTTTATTCTTCAGTAGCAGCAGTTGTACAATCGTTAGGTAGTTTAGGACAAGCAGTTTATAAATTTGTTACTGGAGATTTTAAAGGTGCTTGGGAATCTGCTAAATCAAGCGTTACTGACTTTGGAAAGAATTACGATGAATCAATAGCAAGATTTGAGGAAGGTACAAAGCGACTAACTAAAACCGAAAAGGCAAATGCTGACAAGCGAGTTGATATTAAAAAAGAGGAAATAAAAAAAGTTGAAGATTTAAATGCAAAGCAGTATCGTGATGCACAAGAACAATATGAAAATTATCTTAAATCAATAGCAGATTTAGAAGAAAGATATGCTCAAGAAATTCAAGACATCAAAGCTAATACTGAACAAAAAGCTTTGAATTTATGGTACGAAAGAAGAGCTAAAGAAATTGAAGCAATTACTCAAGATATGCAAGAGAAAAATAATCTCTATGCTTTACTTGAGCAAGAAAGAGCTTTAAAACAAGCTGAAATTGACCAAAAAGCTTTTGAAACTCGTAAAGATTTACAATTAAAATATGCTGATGTTATGATGTCAGCCGGCAGATTATTACAACAAGTGGCTGGGGATAATAAAGATTTAGCTATTGCTGGCATTATCTTGGATCAAGCATCAGCAGTAGCTTCGATTGCAATTAATACTCAAAAGAATGCAGCAAAAGCTGGCTATTTAACTCCAACTGGTATTGCTGAATTGGCTGCTGGTGCTGTAGGTATTACTTCAGCTATTATTGCAGCAAAACAAGGAATTGATGCTATTAATTCATCAGGCATTCAAGGAGGAAGTGGCTCAAGCGGTGGAATGGTAGCTCCTCCAGCTCCTAAATTCAATGTAGTTGGTGCAAGCGGAATCAATCAGGTAGCACAATCTATTGGTCAACAAAACAATCAGCCAATTAAAGCTTATGTTGTTTCAAAGGATGTAACTACTGCACAAAGCCTTGATAGAAATATTGTCAATGCAGCATCAATGTAATGAAAATAAAACAATCAAATTTTAAATCGTTTATAGGTTATGAGAATCGTGGAATTAATTATTGATAAAGATACTGATGGTATTGATGCAGTTTCCCTTGTCGACTTTCCCGCAATAGAGAGCAACTTTGTCGCTTTGAATAAAGAATACGAAGTTAAGCTTGCCGAAGTAGATGCGGAGAAACGGATATTGATGGGTGCTGCATTAATACCAAACAAGCAGATTTATCGTAAGTATGGGAAGGATGAGTTTTATGTATTCTTCTCAAAGGATACGGTAAAGCTGGCATCTGAATTATTCCTAAAAAATGGGAATCAGTCAAACGCTACCTTGCAACATAATAGCAAGATTGATGGAATGACAGTAGTAGAATCTTGGATTATTGATGATACTGAAAACGATAAGTCTAATGCGTATGGTTTCTCATTGCCAAAAGGTACTTGGATGATTTCAATGAAAGCAGACAATGACCAAGTTTGGCAAGATGTTAAGGATGGCAAAGTGAAAGGTTTCTCTATTGAAGGATACTTTGCTGATAAATTAGAAATGGCTAAAGAAGAAGAAATTGTTAACCAAATTATTTCAATACTTAAAGATGGCGAAGAATAAGAATAGCTCTCCAGTAGGTGGCAATCGTGCTTGCTTATGCGAAGATGGTACATATAGCAAAGATTGTTGCAAAGGAGAAGAAATCAATCAAGGGATTGGATCGTTAGTTGGACAAGGAAGTTCTTCTAACATTGTAAATACAAACGAGCCAAGAACTATTGTACGAGTAAATCAATAAATAAATAAATAAGTATGAACTACAAAAACAAGTTAAACCAAATCAAAGCGTTACTTGCTTTAGAGGTTAAGCTTGCTCAAATGAAGCTTGAGGATGGTATTACTATCGTTGAAGCTGAAGCATTTGAGCCTGATTACTCTATTGGAATTGTAACTGCTGATGGAATTGTACCTATGCCAGTTGGTGAGTACAAATTGGAAGATGGTAACATCTTGGTTGTTGAAGTTGAAGGAATTATTAAATCTATTGCTCCTGAAGCAGAAGAAGAAATGATGCCTGAAGCAGAGCATCCAGCTGCTGAAGTTACCGAGCCACAATTAGAGGCAGAGCCACAAGCTCCATCTCCAAAGCGTATTGTTGAATCAGTTTCAAAAGAAACATTTTTTGAGGCTGAAATCGAAGCATTAAAGACTGAATTAGCTGCTATTAAAGCAGAGAACGAATCTTTAAAAGCATCTAAAGAATCACTTGAGGTTGAATTATCGAATGTAGAAGCTGGTGCTGAAGCTATCGTTACTAATCCTGAAGCAGAAGTAAAAGTAAATTCATTTAAAGTATCAAAGAATCGCCATCGTTCAATCGAGGATTCAGTTTTTTCTAAAATTTTTAACAAATAATTATTAAATAATGGCTACTACAACAAGCATTACAACAACTTATGCTGGCGAGTTTAAGGATCAAATTATCGCAGCAGCATTGTTATCAGCTCCAACTATCGAAGCTGGTGGTATTACAATCAAACCAAGTATCAAGTACAAAGAAGTTATCAAGAAATTATCTACTGATGCAATCTTGAAAAACGCTTCTTGCGACTTTACTGCTACTTCTACAGTTACTTTAACTGAAAGAATTTTAGCTCCTGAAGAGTTCCAAGTTAACTTACAACTTTGCAAGAAAGATTTCCATTCAGATTGGTTATCAGCACAACAAGGATATGGTGCATTTGATGTATTGCCATCTTCTTTCCAAGATTTCTTGGTAGCTCACATTGCTGCTAAAGTTGCTGCTAAAAACGAAACTAACATTTGGACTGGTGTTAACGCTAACGCTGGCGAATTTGATGGTTTTGCTACATTATTAGCTGCTGATGCTGCTTTGCCAGCTGCTCAAGAAGTTGCTGGTACTACGGTAACTGCTTCAAATGTTGTTGCTGAATTAGGCAAAATCGTTGATGCAATTCCAGCTGCACTTTACGGAAATGATGGCTTGTACTTATATGTTTCTCAAAACATTGCTCGTGCTTATGTTCGTGCTTTAGGCGGATTTGCTGCTTCAGGTTTGGGTGCAAATGGTACAAATGCAATGGGTACTCAATGGTACAACAATGGATCTTTATCATTTGATGGTGTTAAAATCTTCGTAGCAAACGGATTGGCTGCTAATACTGCAATCGCTACAACTAAAGATAACTTGTTCTTCGGTACTGGTTTATTGACTGATATGACTGAAGTTAAAGTTATTGATTTAGCAGACATCGACGGTTCGGAGAATGTACGCGTGGTTATGCGAATGACGGCTGGTGTACAATACGGAGTAGTTGAGGATATCGTAACTTACGGTATTACTAACTCTGCTAACTAATTAGCATCTTAATAGCTCCTCGTTAATTCGGGGAGCTTATTTTACCAATCATTTAAATTTATTAAAATATGGCTTGTGATATTTCACTCGGTAGATTAGAGCCTTGCAAAACAAGTAATGGAGGTTTAAAAGCCGTTTACTTTGTTAACGAAGGCGATGCTACTGGAGTAACATACGATGTTACGGATACGGATGCCATTTCTGCGGTAGCGGGTACTCCAACTGCTTACAAATATGATTTGAAAGGAAACTCATCTTTTGAGCAAACAATCACTTCATCTCGTGAAAATGGTACTACTTTCTTCGAGCAAACTCTGAATTTGACTTTGAAGAAATTAACTATTAAAGACCATAAGCAAATCAAATTGCTTTCTTATGGCAGACCACAAGTTATTGTAGAAGATAACAATGGTAACTTATTCTACTGCGGATTAACTCACGGAATGGAAGTTAGTGGCGGTACAATCGTTACTGGTGCTGCAATGGGTGACTTGTCTGGATACACTTTAGTATTGTCAGGACAAGAGCCAGTTCCAGCTAACTTCTTGACTACTACTTTAACTGCTGCTGGTTTTACAATCGTGTCGGGGGTTTAGTTTTTTGTGTTGTTTGAGGTTTGAAAATTGGGAAGCAGATGTCTTCCCTTTTTTCATTTAAAAACAAACCTATACTATTATCGTTTATTAATTATGATAATCTTAAAAGAATCAGCATTGTCTCAAGTGGTAAAATTTATACCAACAAGAGGAGCATCTGCAAATAAGTTATATTTACGGAATGAATCTACTAATGTAGAAGTTGAGTATTCTATTACTTGTAATGCTGAGAGTTTTTATTTAAAATTTAGTAAGATTGTCGCTTTAGAAGAGGGGCATTTTTACACAATGACTATCAAGAATAATACGGATTTAGTGTATCTTGATAAAGTATTTTGTACTAACCAAGATATTGATACATATTCAGTTAACAAAGATGAATATGTGGCACACAATCAAAACATAATTTTCTATGAGTAATATTCACTTTGTAGAACTGGAGGCTTACAAAGCTCCAAAGTCTATTGAGAGCAACAAAAAAGACTGGGTTGAGTTTGGAGATAATAACGACTATTATACTTTCTTAAACGATAGATATAACGGATCGACAACTAACAATTCAGTTATAAACTCAATATCAAAGCTTATTTATGGTAAAGGATTAGATGCTACTGATTCTAATCGTAAGCCTAATGAATATGCTCAAATGAAAATGTTACTTCGCAAGGATGTTGTGAAGAAATTGGTAGTTGATTACAAGCGTTTAGGTCAAGGATATTTGCAATTAATTTACAACAAAGCTAAAAATGCGATTGTAAAAGTTGAGCATATTCCTACAATGAATATCAGAGTAGAAAAATGCAATGAGAAAGGAGAGATTACTGGTTACTATTATAGTGATAATTGGACTGACACGAAGAAGTTTCCGCCAAAGCGTATTCCAGCTTTCGGATATGGAGATAAGACTTTAGAGTTAATTTGTGTAGGCAATTATACTATCGGACAAAAATACTATTCCAATGTTGACTATTTAGGTGCTTTGCCTTATGCTCAATTAGAGGAAGAAATTGCAGACTATTTAATCAATGATGTACAAAATGGCTTTGCTCCTACTACTATTATTAATTTTAATAACGGAATTCCCGATGAAGAAAAACAAGCCTTAATATCAAACGATGTTAAGCGTAAGACTTCGGGATCGCACGGAGTTAAAACTATTGTTGCATTTAATAACGATGAAACGAAGAAAACTACGATTGATTCAGTTCCGTTAAACAATGCTCCAGAACATTATCAGTATTTAAGCGAGGAGGCAAGAGGCAAGATATTATTAGGACACGGAGTAACATCAGGTTTGCTTTTTGGTATTCCATCAGCTAATGGATTTAGCTCAAATGCTGATGAATTGAAGAATGCTTTTGTCTTATTTGATAATATGATTATCAGACCATTCCAAGAGAATTTATGTGATATGTTTGACCAAATTTTGGCATTTAATGGCATATCTTTGGATTTATACTTTAAAACGCTTCAGCCTTTAGAATTTACGGATTTATCTCCAGTAATGGACAAGGCAGCAATGGAAGAAGAAACTGGTGTAAAGCTTTCATCTCATATTGACCAATTAGACATCGAAGAATTCGGAGAGGAGATTGATTTAACTGAATGGGAATTGATTGATTCAAGACCAGTTAATTACGAAGATGAGGCTCGTTTAGATGCAGAGCTTGAAGCTTTAAACAATTCTGAAAAATCCTTAATGGCTAAAGTATGGGAGTTTGTAACTACTGGAGTTGCAAGACCAAATCTACCAAGTGAAATGGATGGCAAATTGTTTATGAGCCGTTATCGTTATAGTGGCGAATTATCTGCAAATTCAAGAGAGTTTTGCAGAAAAATGATTAACGCGAATAAGTTATATCGTAAAGAGGATATCGAATTGATGAGCCAAAAGCCTAACACAAATGAAGGTTGGGGACCAAATGGGACTAATACTTACGATATTTTCCTTTACAAAGGAGGAGGAGCTTGCCATCATTTTTGGACAAGAGAAACTTACAAGAGATTTACCGATCCAAGAAGAAAAGGAGCAAAAGAAATAACTCCAGCAGAGGCAAGAAAAGCTGGCGAGATATTGCCTACGGTTAATAAAAAAGTATATCAAAAGCCTATTGATATGCCAAATCAAGGTTTTTTAAATAGATAATAGAGATGGCACAAGCGTTATTTGTTACTCGTGAGGATATTGTAAAATTTACTGCTTTCAATGGAAACATTGATACGGATAAATTTATTCAATGGGTTAAGGTTGCACAAGATATTCACATCCAAAATTACTTGGGAACAAAGCTATTTAATAAGATTAACGATGCGATTGTAGCTAATAATTTAGCTAATCCTTATTTAATGCTTTTAAATGTGTATATTAAGCCAATGGTTATTCATTGGACTATGGTTGAATACTTGCCATTTGCAGCATATACAATCGCAAATAAAGGAGTATTTAAACACGGAAGCGAGAATAGCCAAAATGTAGAAAAAACGGAGGTTGATTTTTTAGTTGAAAAGGAAAGAAGCATTGCACAAAACTATACTCGTAGATTTATTGACTACATGAGTTTTAATCAGTCAAGCTTTCCTGAATATAACACAAATAGTAATGCAGATGTCTATCCAGATAAACAAGCAGATTTCGGAGGTTGGTACTTGTAGAGGCAAGTACAAGCCAAAAGATAAGAATGTAAAAAAGTTGCAGATATTTTTAAATAAAATAAATAATGAGCGGTCTTAATTTCACACATATAAAAGGCGATACTTTTAATCAAGTAGCGTTTGAGCTTAAAATTGATACGGTAGCGGTAAACTTGACTGGTGCAGTAATTAAGATGCAACTTCGTAAAAATGCAAACGATGTAACTCCAGCATTGTCTTTAACTTCGGCAAGTTCTGCTGGCATAACAATTACATCTGCTTCATCTGGTCAATTTAAAATAAATGAGCAAATCATTGATATTCCAGTTGATACTTATCAATACGACATTCAGATTACCTTTGCAAGCGGTGTAGTTAAGACTTACATTGCTGGATCGTTTAATATTACTCCTGAAATAACACGATAATTATGTGTGAAGATAACATCGAGATTGGTGTTACGGAAATCACAAATAATATTCTTGTTTCCGCAACTCCAACTGACCAAATTATTGATATTAATGTAACTGAAACTACTGAGGATGTTACATTAAATATAACTCCATCAGTTGTGGAGGTTAACATTGATGTTACACAACATTTAGTAACTGAAGAGGTTATGGTAGATGCAAATACTTGTGTAAATATCATTGATGTTAGCGTTACCGATGCAACTGATAATGTTACATTAAATATTACTCCAAGCATTGTTGAGGTTAATATTAATAGAGGAGGAGCAAGTGGCTCTTCAGTTTGGGGAGAAATTACTGGCACATTATCAGACCAAACTGATTTACAAGCTGCATTAAATGCGAAACAAAATGCTTTAGGATATACTCCAGTACCTAATACTCGTACTTTAACCATTAATGGAGTAACTTACGATTTATCTGCTAATAGAAGTTGGACAGTCGCTGGAGGATTAAGCGGAACCGGTACAACTGGCTATTTGACCAAATGGACTGGAGCTACTGCTCTTGGTAATAGCATTGCTTACGAGGATGCTAATAACTTCCTAATTGGAACTACTACAAGTCTTTATAAGCTTACGGTAAACACTGCTACAAATGTAAACTTTGGAGTTGGTCGTACTTCATTATTCGGTACTAATGATGCGGTATTTTTAAATTCCGTTGATGATATTTATACTCCAATTCCTTTAACTATTAATGCTTCTCATATTGGCTTATATATAGGATATAGCGAGAAGCTAAGAATCAATTCTTCGGGGAATGTATTAATTGGTACAACTTCAGGAGTTACTGGTGGAGGCTTATTACAAGTTAATGGCATAATCAATTCAGGCGAATATGGTTTACTTGGTGGATACGTTGGATTAGATACTACTCCGACTACAACTCCATCAACTGCTGGAACTTTATCTTGGAACGATACTGATGGTACTGCTGATTTAAAATTAAAAGGAGGCAATGTAACTCTGCA